TGAGATCAAGGCGTCCAACATCCCTCCCATGGCCCTGCGTAACATCCGCGCGCGCTGGGCGCAGCGCCAGAACGCCATCAAGGGCGGGCAGGCATGACGCCCATCTATCACTTCGATGTTCAGCAGGGGAGCGATGCATGGCACGCTCTCCGGGCTGGGAAATGGACCGCATCGAAGGCCGCCGTCATCATGGGCGGGCTCGACACGGACGGCCTCGCGAAGCTGGTCAAGGCCGTCGCGTGGGAGCGTATCTACGGTCCTATCGAAGGTGGGTTCAAGTCGTCTGCCATGGAGCGCGGCACGGCCTTCGAGCCGGAGGCGAGAGACTGGTATGCCTTCGAGCGCGGCGTGATGCTGACCGAGTGCGGGCTGGTCGAGCACGCATCCATTCCGAATGTCGCGTGGTCGCCGGACGGCCTGATGATTCCGAGCCATGCTGTCGAAGCCAAATGCCCGCTGGAAATGGCGTGGATGGAGGTTCGCCGCACAGGCAAGATCCCGGCCGAGTACCGCTGGCAATGCCGATGGGCGCAGTGGGTCGGCATGCTGGACGGCCTAGACTTCGTGGCCTACCACCCGCGTCCAGGCGGAATCATCATCCCCAGCGAAGTCACCGCAACCGAGAAAGAGCAGATGGAGGAGCGCGTCGCCTTGCTGGAGAAACGCGTCGCCGTCTGGACCGAAATCCTGCAGCCAACCAAGGAAACATCACCATGAGCGCCAGCCCACGGCGGATCAAGCGCACCAACCTGTTCGAGCACTCCTACACCGATGTCGCCGACTTCGTGTTCAAGGCCATGCGCGGCGAGGCGGGGAACTTCGGCGTCTACGTCGCCCCGTGCGGCACGACGAACGTCTGCCTGCTCAAGCACCGGCAGCACAACCCGCGCCCGGTCGAGGAGCTGGTCGGCGTGTTCAACTCTTCGGCCTACATCAACGACATCGAGGACGCCCTGCTGGCGCGCAAGCGCGAGTTGTCGGCGCAGAGGATGGCGGCATGAGCCGGGGCATCAACAAGGTCATCCTCGTCGGGAATCTCGGGAACGACCCGGAGACGAAGTACACGCAGGGCGGCATGGCCGTCACCCGGATAAGCCTCGCGACCACCAGCGTGCGCAAGGACCGGGAAGGGAACGCGATCGAGAAGACCGAATGGCACCGCGTCGTGTTCTTCGGGAAGCTCGGCGAGATCGCGGGCGAGTACCTCCGCAAGGGCTCGCAGGTCTACGTCGAGGGCTCGATCAAATACGACAAGTTCACCGGGCAGGATGGCGTCGAGAAGTACACGACGGACATCATCGCCGACGAGATGCAGATGCTCGGCGGCCGGGGCGACGGTGGCGAAGGCCGCCAGCAGCGTTCCAGCGGCCCCCAGCGCCCAGCGCGCACCGAGGCAGGCCGGCAGTACCGCGACCGCGCGGAAGGTGGCGCCCCGCCGCAGAACGATAGCGGCATGAGCGACGACGACATCCCACATTGACCCAGCCGCCCAGCGGCCCGAACCGGCGGAACCGGATCAACGAGACTCACATGACCACGAAGAAGCGCAACACCCCGAAGAAGGCCGCAGCGAAGCCCCGCCGCGCGCCGCGCAGGAACACGGTCGATGAGGCTTTCCAAGCCCTCGGCCGGAAGCTGGACGACCTGCTCGACGGCCGCAATGCCTCCGCTGTCGCCGTGCACGCATGGACTGCCGCGCCGCAGGACGATCGCATCGTCGCGTCCTACTCGCAGGCCGAGCCGGCTCCGCCCAAGCCCCGCTCCGCAATCGACGAGGCCATCGGCCGGCTGACATCCGCGATCTGTGCCGCAGAGTGCGTGACGGACTCGACAAATGATCGTCTTGGCCCGTTGCTTTCTGACCCTCTGCCACAAACGGAAAGCGTTCCACTGAATCCCCCAGCGTGCGGTACAAGCTATGCGGCCAAAGTGTTCAATGAACTGGCCGACCGGCTCTACGCCGACAACCGCCGCAGGCTCGCCCTGCTCGACCGCCTGGAACTCTGACCCCAACCACGAGGACACCCGAATGACCTACCACGGCGATAACTATCCGGGCCACCCCCACCACGAACCGCCGCCCAGCAATGACTGAGCATGAAGACTGATCCCAACGAGAAGCCGCTCGACGGCACCACCGGCAAGAAGAAGCCCGCGACCGTGCGAGAGATCCTGTCGGCGCAGATGTTCGCGGTGACGAACCACGAGGCCGAGTTCCTGAACCTCAACACCCGCAGCGAGAAGCACGGCGAGGAGGACAAGCCTGCGGCGGACATCAAGTGCGCCGTGACCGGGCCGCATTCGCTGATCGAGTGCTTCGGCGATGCCCTGCGCGACTTCCTGTTCCGCGAGCCGGGCGTCGGCGAGGACAAGCAGACCTCGCTGGATCTCGGCGGCGACAAGCGCATCAATGTCCGCTATCCGCGCATCAAGCCGGTCACCCTCACCGACGAGTTCCCGGGCTACACCTTCATCCTGTCCCCGGGCATCGATGCCGGCGAGGTGCTGACGTTCAAGGGCGCGAAGCTCAAGGGCTTCCAGTTCCGGCCGATCGACGGCGGCGCGGTGGAGGTGACGTTCACTGCATCCGTCTACCCGGACGGCCATCAAGCCGGCGTGCTGTTCGAGTGGCAGCGCAAGACGCTGGTCCTGACGCTGGAGCGTCCGAAGGCGGCCGGCGAGGCGCAGAAGACGCTGAACTGATCGCCACCCGTAGATGCAAGAAGCCCCGGTCTCCCGGGGCTTTTTCTTGCGCTATTGTCAGGTGACACGGATCTGCAGCACCGAACCATTCCGGTAGATTCCGCCGATCGGCACAGGAGGTACCAGTGCCGCCGCCGCCGCGTCGTTGGCAGCATTTCGCACCTGAGCGATCGGGATGACGACCTGCCCGGCGCCCTTCGGCTCCACGGAAATGTCGATATTCGGGTCCGTTCCTCCGGCCAAGATACGAACCGGTGCCGCTGCAGCAGACGAATAGAACGACAAGTAGTTCGCTGCCGTCGCGCTGGTGACAAAGGCGAAGTTCAGCGCCCCACCAACTGCGTTCAGTTTGATCTGGTTCTGACTCATGTCGATGGCAGTGCCGCCGGCTGCCGTGGTCGCCGACGACGTGATGAACCCGCTCCGTGCCCCAGCCGAATCGAACCAGCTGATGAGGCTGTAGCGGTTCATGCCGATGGCCTCGGTGATCCCACCGCCGATGTCCACCAGCGAATCGTGCATGAAGTTGATGCCGACCTTGAACTTCATGGGGTTGGCTGCGACCTGAATTGCGCAGGAGGCGTCGAACTGGCCCGATGCCGACCACTCGGCGCCGCTGGCGATCTGCAGTGCGGCCACGTCGCCAAGCTGGCGTGGCGTCGGCTGCAGGGTCGCCTTGAGCGTGCGGGTGTCGATCTCAAGGCCATAGGTATCAGCCGGCGACGACGTCGTGCGGTGGGCCTCGATGTAGTGGCCGTATGCCTTCGTCGCGAGCGACGCGTGGTCGTTGAAGACGCAGGAGAAACCGCCGATGGCCGTGGTGCCGGCGGTGGTGAAGTTGGCCGAGCGCACCGCCGACAGGACGCCGATGGCGCTGTTTGGGTTAGTGTCGTTCGCGAGGCCGAAGATCGCCGAGGCCATCGGGCCAGTGCCGAAGCCGCCGCCCACCCAGTAGTCCGACATCCAGTCGCGGTTGACGTTCGGGAAAGCGCCGTCGTTATCCGTAGCCGCCGCGATGAACAGGCGGTCGTTCAGGCGGTGGATGCGCGCGCCGTTCTGAGTGAAGTGCTGGCCGGTGCGGAGCTGGTCGATTGCGGCGCCAGCAGCGGTCCCGTTGAGAAGCAGGCCGAGGCCGACGTCGTCGTCCTTCAAGCGGTTGACCTGCCCGGTCAGGGACCCATCGGAAGCGCCCGTGGTGCCGACGACGGCCTCGACGGCTTCGATGGCGTCCTCGACGTTCTGGTGGCGGTCACGGTGGAGCGGCGCGGTGTTCTGGCTGGTCGGCACAGTGCCGAAGTTGTCGAGCGATGCGGGAAAGTTGGTCGGCATGGTGTGGCCCTCAGATGATCAGGTAGGTGAAATGGAAGTGCACGGTCTGCGCGCCGGCCGTGGTGGCGTTGAATCCGATGACGGCTTGATCCGTCGCCGCGTCGGACGATACCAGCGCGGGAGCGTAGGGGGTGACCTGCACGGTCCCGGTCCCGCAGGCATTGCCGGTGCCTGCGAAGTTCGACGCCACCGGGAGCGTGATGCGGAACTGCGTCAACGTACCGGCGGTCAGGGTCGGCGTCACGCTCGCGCTACCCGAGATCGTTACGACGTTGCCGATCCGCAGGTACTGCGCAGCGCCTGGCGTCACCGAAGAGACGTTCGCGACAGCAGTTCCAGTCGGGGTGTAGGTGCTGGACGATGCGTCGACTGCGGCTGACGACCCGGACGATGTGGACACGAGGCCGTTGAGGATGTCCGCGCCGGTCAGGACGTACCCAGCCGGCAGCGTCTGTCCGTTGAGCAGCGTCACCGCAGAGTCGAGGACGAGATTCGTGCCGACGACCGCGCCGACCGTCGCATCCGGATCGAACGCGACCTGACGCGGGCGGCCGATGCCGGTGCTGACGGTGACAGAGACCTTATTCCCCATCGGTCACCTCCGGCGGACGGCCGAATCCGAGCTTGCCGGGGATTCCGTTCTCGGCCTCGACGGCCTTCTCGGCGTCGCCCTTCCGGTACTGCACCGACATGCCGAGGATACCCAGCAGGTTGATGGCCGTGCCGCGCGCCATGCCGTGCGCCTCCATCACGTCGACGAGGTTGCCGACCGACATGGGGGTCACGAGGTTGACGGCCTGATTCAGCGGGGTTGCCTCCTCGCCGATCATGTTCTTGCCGGTCGCGACGTTCAGGATCGCACCGGGGACCGGGGCCAGCTTCGAGCGCAGGAAGTTGGTCACGACATCCGGGATGTCCCGGCCGCCGTATCCGACCTTCCCGAGTTCGTAGCCATCGCCGAGGCCCGGGGCCACGTCCGTCAGGCGGTACTGGTCGCGCAGCGGGATCAGTTCGCCCTTCGTCGTCGTCCGGCTCTCACCGGTTCCAACGCGCGCGAGGAACGTCGTGACCTGCGCCAAGCCGGCCAGCGGGTCGAGGAACGTGTCGCCGAACCGGACCTTGCCGAAGTTCGCCGATCGCGGGTCCATCTCGATCGGCTTCGTCTCGTCGTCCTCGTCGCGCATCATCGCCGCCAGTGCGATCGCGACCGAAACGCCCATCAGGAACCGGGCGTACTCCTGCGCGATCATCTTCCGGGTGCGGTTGCTGCCACCGTAGAGCGGCTGGCCGGCGAGCAGCTGGAACCGGCTCGCGACCAGACGCGGGGCGAAGAAGATGGCCGTGAGCGCCTCGCCGACGTTCTCGCTCGTGCCGATCTTGCCGCGACCGGTTGCGACGTTGACGTAGTTCGCGATGGCCTTGATTTCCTCCGTCGTCGGGTTCGATCCGTCGCGCGCCAGTGCGGCCACCATGGCGTCAAAGCTGTCGGCGCGCAGACGGTTCAGGAACGCAGTGTAGGAGCGGCCAGAACCGCGAATCAGTCCGCCACCGGCCCACTTCGACCATGTGTCCACCCATCGCGATGCGAAGGCCTCCTCAGTGCGCGATAGCGCGTCACCGCCGATTCCTGTCAGTTGCAGTCCGGCCTTCTTGTAGAGCGGCGCGTTCGGGCGGTTCTGCAGCTCTTCTCGCGCACGGAAGTCCGCCTGTTCAGATGCAAACGCCCGCAGCATGTCCGGCACGGCTTTCGCGGCTCGCGTCGGGTTGCCCAGCGTGATGAACCCGCCCTGCCGGAACACGCCGGACAGGTCGAGCGCGGTCATGATGGCGCGGGCAAAGTTGATGCCTGCGTAGGTCTCACCCCACAGCTTCCCAAGTGGCGTGCGCTGGGCGAATTCCGCAGCAATGGCGTACTTGTGGAAATCCTCCTTGGTCTTTTCCAAGTTGAACCGCAGGCGCTCGTTTTCCTTCGACAACTCGCGCTCGACGCGCTCCCGCTTGGCGAAGTCGCCATCGGCGATGCGCTGCTCCAACTCGGCAATGCGACGCTCGAAGTCGCGCGCGCGCTGGTTCTGGTAGCGCGTCTCTGGGTCAGGGCGCTGGGCATCGCGCAGTGCCTTCCGGAGCCGGTTGATCTCCGCCTGCGCCTCGCTCAGGGTCTTGGGGCCGGCTTCCGGCTGGACAAACAGGGCGCGCACGTCGGCCTCGTCCATGTCCAGCGCCTGTGCCGCCGCCTGGAACACCTCATCCTCGCCGCGCATGCCCTCGTTCACGGCCGCGCGCACAACGCGCTTCACGTCGCGCGGGCGCCGCTTGTCGCCGATGGACTCCATGGCTTCCGCGACGGTCTCAGCGCCGCGCGCAGGGCGCGATGCCTGCGCCTTCGCCGCTTCGAACGCTGCCGGGATCGCATCCCGGTACTGCGCCGCCGCCGCGCCAAGGTCCGCC